TTTCCGTAACCCTGCCGTTTGGGAAAAGCAATGGCAACGGAGGAATCTATCCAATCGGGAAAATACCCAATCCGAATGCGATTAAGGCTTTGAATGGCAGAGCCATACTATCGTCTGGGACGACAGTGGCGATTCCATTCATCCACCCGTCATATCTGCAGCGGTCAGTCCAAGTCTCGATCGCGCCGGACAGGACCGTCAACCTGCTCGTTGGTCCCGAAGTGGCTGTCACAGGCGGAATCGTGGAAATCCACTTTTAATAGCTTTCCGTAGCCCTCACTGCTACCTTTAAGTTTCAGGACACAGGATCGTTTGTTGGCGCCCTATATGGTGGATCCAACACGATTACCGTCAAGGGCAACATGCTGTATGTCGATTTGAGCTCTTTCAAATCAACCGTCGAAGTCTCGAACTATAGGGTCTGGTTATATCAGTCAGGGATACGTCCATCGGCCACAATTGGACTGGGATGTGTTGGATCAAGTCTTGCGGATCCGCACTACAACAAGCAAGCGAATTGGAATCCAGATGGCAGTATTACGTTACTTGGCGGGGTTGGCAGGGATAACATCCTGATACAGCGTTTTTCCATGCCGATTCCTAGTGGAGTGACGTTCTCCTAGACAAGTGGCACCGTGATACAGCCTTCGACCCATCCCACGTTTGCGCTTACTGTCATCTTTCCCGAGGAACGCAAGGCGATGGTGTGCTGCGCCACCTGCACTTCGACGCCATGCAATCCGATGCTCGAATTGGATACTGCGGCGCAATGCACCTCGAAAGCCGCCTCCAAACCGGCTGGGAGTGTGAAAAGCGGGGATGTCTCCCATTCTTTCGCCGCATTCCAGTCGCTACCGACTCGGATTGCGTGGAATGCGACGATCAACAGCTTGCCTACCAGCGCGGTACGGTAATTCACGTTCCAATTCTGGTTCGATCTGGTGAGGGTTACGGAAAGCTATTGCAGTGCCATCCAACAGCCGTGCGCCGTGGAGTAAGCGGATTTCGGGTCGCCAAGCATCTGCACCTTCCCATCACGCATGACAAGCAGGCTGAAACCGCAGGACGGGAACGATATGATGCTCTGGTCGGCGAGCGGACGGAACGCTTCTGGGATGGTCTCATTCGCCGTCGAGTAGTTCTGCTGTCCACTGACGTCGAACTTGACGTTGCCGTTGATCGTGACGATGCGTCCGACGCGACATAGAGTGAGTCTGCTGTTCGTGTATGGAGGTTTCCATGGCTGGGTTACGGAAAGCTAGAAATCATGGGATTGGGAAACAAAGCGTGCCGGCGCAATCCTGATTGCTGCCAACGTTTCCCATGTTCGCCACTCGGATAGTTCCATCAGCTCTGGCCGTGAGGCTTCGCGCCGTTTGCCCATTTGATACAAGGCAGACAGTCGACAAGTCAACGATGGGACGATACCAGGACGCGAGCTTTGCCGGACATTCAACAGCATCCCAACTGCCCGAACCGATTTTCCCACTGAACTTGATCAAAATCATCCTGCCGTTACGCATGATGATCCAATTGGAATCCTGGTACAGGGTTACGGAAAGCTATTCAGGCGAGAATGTAGGTCATCGTCCCGGAGAACGTGCCGATGTTCTGCCCCGCGCCACAATTGGCATAACGGAAATTGCCATTCGTTTCCAGAATGAAATCACGCTGGCTGCCACCATCACGCCCCGACCACGTGCCATGCGTGACGACCGCAGGCCTCCAACCCTCCGGAATTGTACCGAACTGTCCACTGCCCCACGAGTCAGCGCTCGCGCTTTTCCAGTTGATGCTAATCTGCGCGATCTTGCCAGACTTCACGCCGGTCACGGTGCCATACTGTGATTTAATCAAAGTCTGGGTTACGGAATCCCACAGTTGGCTCATCGGAGGCAACTGCTTGACAAGCATGACAGGAGTTCCGGCGGCGATACCACTGATCGGAATGCGGGCAATCGGAATCCATACGGTGCCGGAATTGTTCAGGATACTACCCGACGGCACCGCGGGGTCGACCGCCGTGCCACTGGTGGCAGTGCCCTTCAGCACCGCGAGCGCGATCGTTTCGATGTTGTTCGAGTCTCGCGTGTATTTCACGCAGATTAGGTCGTTGCGGTTCCGTCCTGTGACTCCGCTTTCGATGGTGACGGTTTCCGCCGCGGTGACGCGTGCGTATCGTCCTTCGATCACAAGGTTGAGGACCGGGACGAGTGCCTTGTTTGCTGACTGCATGGTCACGGCGGGGAATTTGCCGTCGCCGCCTTGCAGCAGGTAGTTGCCGTTCCCGACCAGTCCGGCCTGCATGGCTCCTTGGTCGCTGGATGTGATGTGCGGAGCGCCGGCCTTGCCGGTGATGAGATTCATGGTCATGGTCATTCCTTCCTATCTGTTGTGTTGTTGAGGTATGCGGCGTAGGCGGCGTCCTGCGTGGCTGCCAGCGCTTTGAACGTCTGCCAGCATGCGGTACAGACGAGCGCGCCCTGTGCGACTCCGTCGACGGTGGTGTGTGTGATGTCGTGCCAGTCGCTGGAGGTGCGTGGGTCACCGTCGGCGAGGTATGCGGAGGCGTGGCATCGGTCGCAGGTGTATCTGGTGATGTTCGTGGTTCGTGCCATTGATGTTCCTTTCTCTTTCAGGCTGTGCGCTGGTAGATGTGTCCTGGAAGGATGGTGTTGCATTCCTTCCAAGTGCCGCCGTAGGTGGTTCCCGGATTTGTTGTGGCGGTGGTCCAGTAGAGGGAGCCGACCGGGTGGGCGGCGATGAACGCCTGGCTTGCGCTCATGCCCGTCTCGCCCTTGTCGCCCTTCGGTCCGACGAGGCTTGTGTTGGAAACCGGTTTGAACGTCACGTTTTTCCCGGTGGCTGTGATCTGCGCGTACATCAGGTTCTTGCCGCCATTGGTCATGGCGAAGAAGTATTCGCCTACGACCGGGGCACGGTTGAAACTGAGTGCCCGCCAGTCAAAATCCGAGCATGCAGACGTCCAGTATCCGGATAGTATGCGTGTGATGATCAAGGCAGGCAACCCGGTCTCGCCGCGTTGGCCGGCCTCTCCTTTCGCTCCGGTGGCCCCGGTCGCGCCAGTGGCGCCGGCAGGGCCCTGCGGTCCTTGCACTCCCTGCTTGCCTTGCGGTCCGGTGTCGCCTTTGGGTCCTTTGATGTTGCCGATCAATAGTCGCGCCATGTGTCACCTTTCCGGGATGTCCACGTACAGGTTCCCGCTCTCGGAGTCCCAGACGAACGAGGGTGGGTTCGTGTTGTCCGGATAGTTCACGTACAGGTCGCCGTCGCCTTCCATGCTGAGCGTGAAGAAGCCGTTCGAGGGGGCGGATACGCCGCTGTCGCCCTTGTCACCCTTCTCCCCTTGCGGGCCCTGGATGCCTTGGGAACCTTGGATGCCTTGTCTGCCCTGGGGGCCGGTCGCTCCCTGTGGGCCCGTGGGACCCTGCGGACCTGTGGAACCCGTCGGGCCTTGCGGTCCCGCCGCGCCGATCGCACCGGCATCACCCTTATCGCCTTTCTCGCCGCGTATCCCCTGCAGTCCCTGCGGGCCTTCGGGACCGGCGACGCCTTGCGGCCCTCGCTCCCCGGTCGCTCCTTTCTCTCCCCGAGGACCGGTGGGTCCGGTCGCTCCGGTGGCCCCCTGTGGTCCTGTGTCGCCCTTGTCGCCCTTCTCCCCTTGCGGGCCCTGGTCGCCTTTCGGAAGCCCCAAATTCAAGGTTTTGTCGCTGCCGGCGCCCGTGAGCGACGCGCTGGCCTGCACGCCTGGTGCGAGCGTGTCCACCGAACCGATTCTCAGGCCGGTGAGATAGTCGCCCTTCGGCTGCTTGCCCGCCAACGCCGTATTAAGCGCACTGATGTCCTGTCTGGTCACGTCGGCGCTGAAGGTCCAATTATCAAGCTTGAGGCCGGCTCCCGCGTAGTAGGCGTGGCCACCATCCCCGATGGAGGATTCTCCGCTGTTGCCGCCGGCGCTGGCACCTCCGGATTCGTAGGTGACGGTGAGCACGCCTCCCGAAACCTTGACGATCTTCTTGGAGATCTCGGCCGTGACGACGAGGCCCGTGTTGTTGTCACGGCCCGTTACCAGGTCGCCGACGTCCGCGTCGATGCCGTCGGGAATGTCCACGTCGATGGTGCTGGTGTTCCGAAGCTCCTGGAATTTCTGCCTGCCCTTGTCCTCGAGCTCGTCGGCTTCGGCGTTGGACAACTCGTATGTGGCGGTGCGTTCGTCAAGGCCTTTGAGGGTCTGCGTGTGGCTGAACGTGCCGTTCGCGTCGGCGTACCAGTGGATGACGGTACGGTCCTTGAGTTCGCCCTTGCCCAGGCAGATGAGATGGTTGATCGGGTGCGACGCCTGTTTGGCGGTGAAGTCGATGAGGTCCGAGTCGATGCTGTCGCCGATCGTGCGGACGGGCATGGCGCTCATGGATACCTTGTCGCCGTCATTACGCAACCGGAGTTTGAGTCCGCTTGCCCTGAGCATCTTGACCAGACCGCTGTACAGGTCCACGTACCGGTCGAACTGGCAGGTGGTCTTGTGGTCGGCGCTTTCGTCGGTGACGGTGAACAGGCCTTGCAATCCCGCACGGCTGACGAGCGTGCGCATGATGACGGGAATCGTGCCGGACAGGGTGAGGTAATCGTTGTTCCCGTCCGGTTCGATGATCTTCGAGGCGAGCACTCCATGCCAGTCGCGGCCATGCCATGTGACGGTGGACAGGCCTCCGTCCACGTCGACATCCGTGTCGTCGATGATGCCGCCGTACTCGGTGCCGTCGATCATGATGCGGCTCCCCGCCTTGAGCGCGGCGTCTTCGACCTGCAGGTCGAAGTCGTTCTCCCCGCTACCGAACGCGAGGTCGAGCGTGTATGAGGCGTAGCTCGCCACGGGTTTGCCTGTGGCGTCGGTGACGATCAGGTCCATGGCGGTTCGCTCCTTTCCTCGCAGACCGTCAAGTCGAATTGGAATCCTCCCGGCCAGCTGATCGGCTGTGTTCCGGGCGCGAGCGGTTGGAACACGTACCGGCCGGAATCCTTGCCCGACCCTCGCACGGCCTGCGCGAAGCAGTTTGTGGAGAGACCTGTGCCGCTGACCATGGTGACGGTCCTGACATCGCCGGTGCCGTCGATTTCCAGACGCGAGCCGGATGGCACGGTCACGTCGACCTCGTACCGGTTGTTTCCGATGATGACGTACGGTTGCGCGCATGGTCCGAATATCGTGAGCTTGACCGGCTGTGGGATGGACGTGTCGTTGACGATCTCGGCACCCAATGCCATGCCGGCGAAATCATGCGGATAATCATATGGATAGTCAAGGTCGGCGGTTCCGGAATCGTATCGCGGCGTGAAATGCGTCATGGTCGGACGGCGCCACACGCCATCGGCCAGCACGATGGTCAACTGCGTCTCGACCATCGTGGGCGTGATGGATTGCGGTTCGCTTTTCGTGATCCACGCTTTGGCTTCCCATTCGCCGTCGGCCACGAGCGTGCCCGGGTTCCCGGATGCCATGTCGGCGTCCGCGAGGCGGCGCAGTAGGTCGAGCGTGGC